ATTGTTGAGAATGAAGATATTACAATCAAGGCAGAAGTAATTCAAGGAGAAGAAATAATTTCTTTAAAACAAGATACATTTTTAATAAAAGCGGGAACTTCAGACACAATTATTCCTTTAGAAATAACAATTCCAAAAGACATCGAAGATAATAATCAAACAATAAAAATAGATTTTAAAAAAGTAATTCAGGGGGGAGAAGGAATACCCTTAGGAACTGGAATGAGTATTTCTTTTGACATAATAGCAAATGAGAGTCCTAAAAAAAATTATTTTTTAATAATTTTAATAGGAGTGATATTATTATTAATAATTATATATTTAGCAATAAAAAAGAATAAAAAATAAATTTTAAATACTAACATTCACATTTATAATCATGAAAAGAGGATACATCTTGATAGTTTTCCTAATTTTATTGTTTCCAGTAATAAATGCAGGGATAACAGGACAAGCAACAGAACAAGAAACTGGAATATCAGTAACTGTTGTTTCTTTTCCTTTTGTAGAAATTCTCTCTCCAGAGAACATAACTTATACAGAAGGGGATTACATTCTTTTAGATTATAATACAAATGAAATAGAAACAGTATGGTATAATTTAGATAATACAGCAAACATAACAATAAACAGTTCTTTTTTCTTTCAAACAAGTGTTGGAAGCCATACTCTTTATTTATACGGAAACCAAAGCAATGGAACAATACTTTCAGATAATGTAACTTTTGCTGTTCAAGCAGCACCTTCAACTCCAACAGGAGGAGGGGGAGGAAGACCTTCAGTAACAATTGAAGAAGAGATAATAAAAGAAACAATCCCATTAACATTAAAGTATGGAGAAACAAAGGAAACAAAAGTATTAATTAAAAATGATTTGAATAAACAAGCAAGAATAAAAATAGAGGATTTGAATTTAGAAGATTTATTAATCAAAATAAGTGATACAGATTTTTATCTAAATAGTGGAGAAACAAAAGAAGTAACATTTATTTTTTACGGGGATAAAAATAAAATTCCAGAATTATATATAGAAAAAGTAAAAATAACAACAGAAGACTATGAAAAAGAAGTAAGCTTTTTTATTGAATTAGAATCATTAGGTTTTTTATTTGATGTAAAAGTAGAGATTCCAGAAAAACCAGAGATATTTGCTCCTGGAGAAGAATTAACTGCCATAGTAAATTTTTATAACTTAGGAGAAGAAGGAGAAGCAGAAGTAGAGGCAGAATATATAATAAAAGATGAACAAGGAGAAATAATATTTGGAGAAAAACAAATTCTTATCATAAAGCCATCAGTAAACATAAGTAAAAATTTGAAATTGCCAATTAGCCTTGAAGAAGGAGATTACATCTTTTATGTAAAGGTTACTTATGATTCAAAGACTGCTATTGCAAGCAGGTTATTTAAAGTAGAAAAGCAAAAAATCATTAAAACAATAATAAGTAATTTAGAAAAGAACAAAAGAGAGATTGCAATTGCAATTTCTGTTTTAATAGGATTATATATCATTCTAACACCTTTAGAACAATTATGTGGAGGAAAAGGAATTTCTAGATTATTCAAAAAGAAAAGAAGAAATGGTCTTAGAAAATATAAAAGAAAAGTAAAAAGAAGAATAAACAGAAAGAAATAAAAAGTAAAATAGATAATAAGAAGTATGACAAAGAAAAAAAAGAGCGTGAGAAAAAGTGAACGTTTAAAAAATTTAGAAAAAAAATAGTTATAAAATGTAAATGGTTTTATTTTTTCTAAAAACACATATTTTTTTTTGTGACCATAAATTTTTTTATAAAAAAAATCATTATAAATAAAAATTTTTATATAAATTTAATACAACAAAATGACAACTTTTTTGCAAGATTTAATGCAAAAAAATGCAAAAAAATTTTATTGTAAATTTTGTGACTTTGGTACAAGCAACAAGTATAACTTTGACAAACACCTATTGACAGCAAAACATAAAAATACAACAAAATACAACGCTAAAGCGGTATTTTTGCAAGAAAATGCAAGACCATGTTCCGTCTATATTTGCGATTGTGGGAAAGAATATCCTTACAGAGCTTCACTGCATAATCATAAAAAAAAATGTAAATATATAAATAATAAAAAAATAGAAAATATAAAGGTAGAAGAGAAATTAGACGAAGACCAATCAAAGGAAATAGTAGTAAAATTAGTGGAAGAAAATAATGAAATAAAGAATATGTTATATAAACAATTTGAAAATATGCAGCAAAAAATGTATGAACAACAGAGAGAAATGAACAAACAAATAAACGAGTTAATACCAAGAATAGGAAATAATAATACAATAAATAAAAATAAAGTAAATATAAATATATTTTTAAATGAACAATGTAAAGATGCAATTACAATGGAAGAGTTTATAAAAAAAATAGAAGTCTCTATGGGTGATTTACTTATAACAGGCGATAAAGGAATTAGTGAAGGTGTATCAAATATTTTTATAGAAAATATGAATAGACTTTCTCCGTTTGAAAGACCTTTACATTGTACAGATATAAAGAGAGAAATATTATATATTAAATCTAAAGAAAATCAAAATACTGATTCCGGAGCTTGGGAAAGAGATGATAGAAATAGCAAATTAAAGAATGCTTTAAAACAAGTTACTCATATGCAGCAAAAAAGTTTGGAAAAATGGATAAAAGAAAATCCGGATTGGAAAAATAATAATGATTTACAAGAAGAATATCTTAGATTAGTTAAAAATTGTACCGAAGATATTGATGATAAAGATAATAAAATAATTAAAAAGTTATGTAGTGAAACTCTTGTCAATATAAATGATAATGATAATAGTGTTTCAAATTAAATAAAACAAATTAAATAAAAAATAATTAATTTTAATGATAATATTTTATAAATAAGTATTATCATTTTATCTATTTACTACTTTTATTACGCTTAGTCTTATTAGGTTTAGTCTTATTTATCTTATTTTTCTTGGTATTATTTTTTATTTTTTTTATATGCTGCTGTAATGGAATATATCTTAAAAAATATTCATTATATTTTGCACTGTTTTTTTCTTTTTTTAATTCGTTATATTTAAATACTTTAAGTGCTCTTATATCTTCTAGTGTTTGCTGTTTTCCATAACATTTTGTAGTAAAACGTTTTAATAATCCTTTTTGAGAAAGACGATTTTTAATTTGTATTAAAAATAAATATTGTGCTATGCAAAGAATACGATTACTGTCATAATATTCACGATTAGAAAATAGAAATGCTAAATATAAACTCAACATAGTATCTATAGATGCTACTCTTACTGTTTTATTACTTATTTTTATAGTATTGTAGCTATGACACGCAATTGTTTTATATATGTAAATTATCGGCTTATGATTAACCTTAACTATATAATTTTCAGGTATAATCTCTCCGATACTTTTATTATGACTAATAGAAATATTTTTTACACCTTTTTTATGTAAACTTTTTTTAATTTCATTAGCTGCTTCTTCTGGTTCAATCGCTAAAACATCAAACTCTGGATGTTTACTTAATTTTTTATTTTTAGCATCGGGTAAATATTTAGAATATTGGTACATAGCATATGTACCAAAAAATACTAATTTTTGTTTTATAGCATAATCTAGTACTGTTTTAAAGATTACATCTTTAGATTTAAATGGTAATTCAATATCTTTAATTATATCATCTATAGAACAATCAATTTCTTTAAGTGGATAATTTTTATTAAGTAATACTAATCTTTTCCATACTTTTTCCCATCTAGATACATCACCTTCTGGTCTAGATAATTCAAGATATGCAGCCATTCTTAAATAATTAGGAGGTGCATATAAAATTCCATGACGTGATATAGCTTTTTCTTGTAATTTTTTAAATATTTCATAATCTAATTGAGTAATATCAGCAATAGGTATAAAATTTACATAAACCTTATAAGTTCCAAAATGTACTCCAGCTTTTGCTTCTACTTCATCAAAACCTTTTAAATAATATAAATTCGCTAGTTCTTTTGCAGTTTCTAGACTATTAGGAGAGAAAAAGTCATAATCAGGCAACTCTATGTCTTTATTATAAAATTGGTCACTTTTTGGTAATATATTATTTATAGCAGTGCCTCCATAACATACTAGTTTTTTTTCTTTTAAAAAATCTTCCAATATTTTAAATATATTCTTAATAACAGGTGATTTTGTTAAATCACGATTTTTTTTTATTTCTGCTATTTTTATTGCATTTTGAATAAGCTCTATTTCTTTTTCTAATAATTTATCTTGTTTTGTAGACATTATATAATTATATAATAACAATATAATATTTTCTAAATACGATAATTGTAATAAACATTTGGACCAGATGTAGTGACAGCTCTTGCTTGATAAGAATAAGCCGGTGGCGCTTTTGGTGGTATTTTAATTGTTAATGGAACGAATCTTAATTCCTTAGGTTTGAGAACAAACGCAGTTTTATTTCCATCAAAAAAGGCGTTATAATATTCTAAATTACTATCATAATTTTGGAATGACATACCAATTAATTGTGCACCATATTCTCTTGAAATATTAAAATTTGGATTCTGGTCATTTGCACTCCAATCTGGTAATACTATACTCATATTCTTTTTATTAAAATCTTTAAGGGTTAAATCTTGGGTGAATTTAAGTTGTTGAAAAGTCATCAGTTTCATAAATGGAGAACCACTAGTCATATTAATATATTCATCTAATTTGGTTTTTTGATATAAAGGATTACTTGCATCTGCAATAATTATAATTTTTCCTAAGAAATTTTTAATGGGTACAGCGCCTAAATTTTTTCCTCCAAATTCAAAACTATAGTCTACTCCTAATATTCTAGAGTTCATAATATTACTAATTTCACTTGCTAGGGTATCATACATAGGCACATTTTTGCTTAATATTCTAAAATGCAAAATCAAAGGGTCATTTGGATTTGGACAATTACTCGCTGAAAATGCCATATTCATTATAGTATTAAATATGTCTGCAGTTGATATACTGTTAAATGATTCTTTAAATGTAAAGTTTTTAACTGAAGAAACAGCAACAACAGGTTTATCATCCATAGAATATATTTCAAAATCTAAAGCTCTAACACCTTGTTCAATACAAGTACGTAATGCACATAATCCAACAAAATCTGCTTTAAATTGACCACTTGCACAACAATTATAAGCAGTTTTAATATAATAATCTCTTAAAAGATATGGGCTATTACTATCAAGACCACCTAAAGAAGGTCTAGTATCGTATACTTTCTTTAATACTTTACAATTATACTTATATAATTTAAATTTATTATTAACATAGTAAATTATAGATATAATAAGTAATAAAATAATTGTGATAGCAATAAATTTAATTTTTTCTTCTCTTTGCATTTCATAAAATTTTTTGAATTGAGCATGAGTAAAAGCCCAGCTTTTCGTTCTTATATTATTAAAATTCTCTTTGAAGTTCATTTATATATATTTATATTAAATATATATATTATTATTAACTATTACTATATTAAAAATTACTATATTAAAAATTACTATATTAAAAATTACTATATTAAATATATATACTTAATAATATATCAAGTATATATAATTAATGGGAGGAGGTTTATTAAATTTAGTAGCAAAAGGTAATAATAATGTAATATTAAATGGAAATCCTGAAAAAACTTTCTTTAAAAAAAGCTATGCTAAATATACTAATTTCGCTTTACAAAGATTTAAGATACCTTATAGTCAGCAAAATAAATTATCATTATTTGCAGATTCAAAGTTTGAGTTTAATATACCCCAAAATGGTGATTTATTATTAGATACGTTTTTTTCAATAGAATTACCAGATATTTATAGTCCTATTTACACAATACCTATTCCTTATCAGAATGGTCAACCTGAAATAGATTTATCTGGTTTAACTTATTGTCAACCATACGAGTTCAAATGGATAGAGAATGTTGGTGCACAATTAATAAAAAAAGTAACCTATTTAATTGATGGCCGACCTATCCAAGAATATACAGGTCAATACTTATATTGCAAATCAAAGAGAGATTTGGATTCTGGTAAACAAGAATTATTTAATCAAATGATTGGAAATGTTCCAGAATTAACAGACCCAGCTAATTCTATAGGAAATAATGGAAATTATCCATCTGCCTCATGGGGAGGTTTAACTAGAAATCATTGGCCAAATGGATTAGAACCATCTATTAGAGGAAGAAGAATTTATGTACCTTTATATCTTTGGGAAACATTTTCAAGTTATCAAAGTTTTCCATTAATTTCTATTCATTATTCTAAATTAGAAATTCATGTTGAATGTAGACCAATTAGTGAAATAATAAAAGTAAGAGATATTAATTATTTTGAAAGATGGGTATCTGATATAAGTTCAGTTACACAATTACAATGTAATCCAAATAATACGTTTAAATATTATAATCCACCTTTTATTGCACCAAATTTTAATGACCAACGATATTCTATATTATATTTTACAGAAATGCCACCTGAAGGCTCTCGTTGTTTAGGAGATGTAAGTTATAATAGATTTGAAACATTACCAAATGGCGAAATAATAACTAAAACAACTGAAGACGTTTTAAGAGAAATTAAACAAACGTGGTATATTAATAAAGGAAGTTGGAATCATTCTATGACACTTTATACCACATATGCATTTTTAGGAGACCCAGAGAGAAATCGTCTTGCAGGATTACCACAAAGGTATTTAATAAAACAAGTTTATGAAAAAGATGTTCCATTTACACAAGGAGTTCATAAAGTAAATGTAGATGCAACAGGACTAACAGTATCATGGATGTGGTTTTTTCAAAGGTCAGATGTAGTTTTAAGAAATGAATGGAGTAATTATTCTAATTGGCCATATAATAATGAAATGCCTTATCCATGTGTTTTAGGAATGGATTTATCATTTACTTTAACAGATATAGGTCAAGTAAACACTTCATATATAACTCCTCCAAGATATTCATGTACAAATAATAAAGAAAGTGTATTTAATCCATGTTTACAGTATGTAACAGGACCTATTCATCCAGAAAATCAGAAAGAAATTATGTTAGAATGGGGACTATATTGTGATAAACAAGAGAGAGAAAGTATATTGCCTGGTGAAGTTAATAATTATTTGGATAAATATTTAAAAATAGAGGGAGAATCAGAAGATGGTATATATTGTTATAATTTTAATATTGATAAACCAACTAAATTAGAACCATCAGGAGGAATGAATATGTCAAAGTTTTCGGAAGTATCATTTGAATTTACAACAATAGACCCATATCGTGAAATGTTACCAGATACTAGTATAGAAGATGGAGGATTAAATATAAATAACAATTGTTTAAATCAGAGTCAAGATTATTTACAAGCATGGAGAGACCCAGGGTCTTATTTTAAAGGTGTAAGTTTAGGAGGGGCAGTAGTAAGTGTAATAGAACCAACTTATATAGATTTTAATTACAATTATAATTTACATATAATGGAAGAGAGATATAATATATTAGAGTTTTCAGGAGGTATGGCAAAATTATTATTTCCTAGTTAAATAAGATTAATTTATTAATAAGAAATTTTTCTTTTAGTATTTTTAATATTTAGATTTTATTTAGATTTTATTAAATTTAAAATTAATTTAAATTTAAATTTAAATTAAGTAGAATATATATGCCAGGAGCTGTATTAGAATTAATTGCCGAATCAAAAAGTGATAAATTATTAATAGGTCAACCAACAAAAACCTTTTTTAAAAAAACATTTTCGTCATATACTAATTTTGGTAAACAAAAATTTAGAATTGATTTTGAAGGTAATAAAAAATTAAATTATAATAGTCCAACTGTTTTTGAATTTAAAATACCTAGATATGGTGATTTATTACAAGAATTGTTTTTTTCGTTTACATTACCTAATATTTGGAGTCCATTATTATCGTTTGGAGGTATACCTGTACAATTTTGTTCAGCTTGTAGGACACAAATATCTAGCAAATTAAATACAGATGTTCCAGGAATAGGAGATGTTTACAGTACATTTGTAAATGATATATCACAAAATTGTGAATTATGTGGATGTGAATGTACTACTAAATATTCATATACAAATCTTATTTATCCAAGTACATATAGGATAGAGAATACACCCACTGCACAGGGAATGAAATGGTTGAATAGAGTTTTTCCATTTGAATTTAAATGGATTGAAAATATAGGTGTACAAGCAATTAGAACAGTTAGATTATATTCAAATAATACAATTTTACAAGAATTTACAGGACAGTATTTACTTAATATGGTTTATAGAGATTTTTCAGATAGTCAAAAAAAGATTTTTGATAAAATGATTGGAAATACAAAAGATTTGATAGACCCAGCAAATTATAGTAATCGTAATGGTCATTATCCAAATGCAGCCTATTTTGGAAGCATGTATGATAAAATGCCTTATGGGTTAGAACCATCAATTAGAGAGAAAAAATTGTATATACCTATAAATCTTTGGTCAACACTAAATAACAAAACTCCTTTACCTTTGGTTAGTATGCAATATAGCGAATTAAGATTAGAGGTAGAAATGAGACCGGTAAATGAGTGGTGGGTAGTAAAAAATGTTGTAAATGAATTATCCATACAATTAAGTGACCCAAAATATTCGGTATTTTCAGAATCAAATGCTGTAAGCACTATTCCTTTGCCGCCAAATCCAGGCGTACCTGACCCAGATATTTCCGGTTGTTCACCATATGAATCAACATTACCACAAGATGGACTTAGTGCAGCAGGGTTAGTAACATTATTAACATTTGTTCCACAATTATATATTTCACCAGCAAAATCAAATTATAGTATATATGATTTAAAATATTTTTTAAAAGAACCGCCTCCAAAAATTATTACTAATCCAGAGGAAGATTTAAGTGGTACATTATTACCAGAGATTGGTGCATTACCATATCCACTTTATCCAAATGAGATAGTAGAAAGATATTATGAAGAAATACCAAAAGAGTGGTTTGCAGATGTACATTTAATAGGAAATTATACATTTTTAACAGATGAAGAAAGATATCAATTTTCAAAAAACTGTCAAGAATATTTAATAAGAGAGGTACATGAACAAGATGTATATAATTTAATAGGGGGAAATAATACAACAAATATAGAAACACAAGGATTAGTAATATCATGGATGTGGTATTTTCAAAGGTCAGATGTAGGATTAAGAAATCAATGGAGTAATTATACAAATTTAAGAGATAAAGATAATTTAGAATCAATTAGTTTAAATATTAATGGATTTACAGATGCAAATTGTTATCCTAAATTGCCAATTAATGGTAAGATAAATAATATTGTATGGCAAAATGTATTTACTACAGAAGATGTAAAAACTATTTTACAAGATTGGTCTCTATATTTTGATTCATCAGTTCGCGAATATACGCTAGATAATGGTATAATTGCATGGGTAGATAGATACAGTAGAAGTAATGGAACTGGTATAGATGGAGTATATTATTATAATTTTTGTTTAGATACGTCACCTTTCTTTTATCAACCAACAGGTGCAATAAATATATCAAAATTTAATACAGTTACATGGAATTATAACTTATTATATCCAGTTGGAAAAGATACAGTATCAAACATCGAGGAAATATTTTACAATTTTAATTTAGAAGAATTTAAAGTGAATGCATCAGTTACATGTGTAAATAACGCTTCAGACCCAAATAGTATAAATAATCCAGTTACAATTAATACTAAACCACAAGAATTATATTTATGGAATTTTAACTTACATATAATGGAAGAGAGGTATAATATATTAAAAATAAATAATGGAATAGCAAGTTTGGTATTTGCTAGAACAATTTAAATTTTAAGAATAAAAAATAAAGTATAAAGAATACTAATTTATTAAATATAAATTAATATAAACTTAATTTATATTAATTATAAAATGGGAGGAGGTTTATTAAATTTAGTATCTTATGGTAATCAAAATATATTTTTAAATGGTAATCCTAAAAAGAGTCTTTTTACAACAACTTATAAAAAATATACTAATTTTGGTTTACAAAAACATATTATTAACTGTAATTTAACTAATGTAAATTTGCGTGAAAATACTCCTACAACATATGATTTTACTATTCCAAGATGGGGCGATTTACTTGCTGACTCATTTTTTTTAATAAATTTACCATATATTTGGAGTCCAGTTTGGGTTGAACCAAGTGATTTAAGTAGTAATCCAGGTGGATGTAATAGTGTAGATTGTGGGTTTCCACCAGGTGGTTCAACAGATACACCTAATTGTCCAAACAATTGTGGCAATAGTGGAATGTATAGAATAAGTGATGCTAGTAATAGTGAATTGCAAATTCCGAGAGAAATAGGTAGTTCACAGATACCATATTGTCAACCATATGAATTTAAATGGATAGAAGATATTGGAACACAAATTATAAAAAAAATTACTGTTACAATAGGAGGTATTTTAATTCAAGAATATTCGGGCGAATATTTATCATCATTAGTAAAAAGAGATTTTACAAAAGAAAAACAAGAATTGTTTAATCAAATGACAGGAAATATTAAAGAATTATATAATCCTGCATATGCAGGAAAACGTAATGGATTATATCCTAATTGTATTTTTGCGGCGGATTCAACATATAAAGATGCTAGTGACAATATTTATTGGGCATTATATAATAACTTATCAGAAATAGATATTAATAATTTGAATATTAAAAGCAATTTGAATCCTTCAATAAATAAAAGATTATTATGTATACCACTCAATCTATGGTATATGTTTTCATCATCACAAGCATTTCCTTTAGTAGGATTAACACAAAATAGTTTGAAAATAAGTATAGAATGTAGACCTATTAGAGAATTATTTAAAGTAAGAGATGTAAGGTCATTTATTAATAATTATTACAATCACAATTTTGCTATAGGAAATGTATTAACAACTGGCTCTGGTAGTTCAATATATGAATATTATGACCCAGATTATTATAAAAATGGTAATACAAACTTCTCTCAATTCAATATATTTAAACCATATGTACCACCTCCTTATATTAGTACAATAGATACAACTGACCCCTTATATCAAATGTATATGTTTACAACACAATATGCCTGTACTAATCAAGCATTTATACAACAAGCTGCCCTTGAGACAACCGAGTCCGCAAATGTATCAGCATATTTGCGACCTACAAGTTTGTGGGATGCAAATCCAAGATTAGTTTCAACATATGTTTATTTGGAAGAGGAAGAACAACGAGTATTTAGATTTAGACCACAAAGTTATTTATTTAAACAGATACAAGAGATAAGCTTTTTAAAAACAAATCATAAAAAATTTGTTACAGAAAGATTTAAGTCAAATAATATAGTTGCATCATGGAGATGGTATTTACAAAGGTCGGATGTTAACTTAAGAAATGAATGGAATAATTATACAAATTGGGATTATATTGATGAAAAATCATATAATTTACAAAAATTATATCATACAGAATTGTCAAATAATTGGATTGGAGATTTTCCTAATAGTCCAGTAACAGCTGTTTGGGAAACTAAAACACTTACTACAGCCAATCCAGACCCAAACTTTAATAGAAAT